TGCCTTTGAGCGACTTGGAGATTGTTTCCCAGACCGTTTGACGACCAGTTTGACAATCCTTGAGATTGTGTATTATCTTGTGGCGATTGTTCTTTTCACCACTCAGTTAGTACTTCTGTGTCTAGGTAGGGATATCCAGGTCTGAGTGATGTCTACTTCTGATGTGAGTAAGTCGGAGCGTGTGTTGGAGAAGATCGGTGCTCGTTTGGGGATTACTGAGGAGGGTAAGAAATGGGTGATTGCGGCTGTTGACCCTTGGCATGATACGCCAATCAACGTCCGTGGTTTCCCTGACACAAATGAGGCTGCCTCGGTGGTCCAGGTCGTTAAAATGTCCAGGTCCATCTCGATAGCTGATTTTGAGCCAAGTCGTACTACCCCTTGCGATGTGCAGATCCACCAGTTCCCGTGGATGCAGCCCCTCAGAATGGTGTCTTGTAATTTCTCTAATACCGTCAATGGTGATCAGAGAACAGGATATGGTGATATTCTTATTGGGAGTAGTACTACTACACCCGGTTCGATTAACACAAGTTTGGGTACTTATGGCGGTCTTGGTGTTTCTTTTGGAACATCGGACGGTCATGCACCCTTCACTTGGGCTAACACCACAACCATTACCCCTTTCAGCACTGGTCTTAATCCTTATTTGGTGGGTGAGTACAGGGTTATAGCGATGGGCTTTGAGGTGATTAATACCACTTCTGACCTCAATATCCAGGGTTTGTGTACAGTGTACCGTCAACCGATGGCGTCACTTGACTCAGCTAAGACTGTTCTGGCAACTGCAGGACAGATCTTGACTGGTTCAGTCACTGACCTTGGGTTTGGTTATCCATCTATCGTACTCACCAACCAACCTCCGATTGGTACCGGAGAAGCTTTACTATTGGAAGGTTCCAAGCAGTGGAAAGCGAAAGAAGGGTGTTATGTGGTGCCGACTATGAACTCTAACGAGAACTCTACCGGTGCTAACTATACCACTCCTATGATGCATATTTCCTCCCAAGATTCACCCCACAATGTGGGTTGGGATTGGGGTGTGGGCTTAGCTAATGCTGTCACTGTGCCTAGCACGTGGACAGCATTGCCCATTCCTGTATCTGGTGCCACCTATACTCCTCACCTGTTTGGGACAGGAGTTGCGTGGCAACAACCTTTCAATCATGCTGGTGCATTCTTCACCGGCTTGTCCCCTGCTACCACTCTCACTATCAACGCCATTTACTACGTAGAAAGGTTCCCGTCACAGCAAGACTCCGAGCTTGTTGTGTTGGCCCAGAACTCTATGCGTCAGGATTGTGTGGCGATTGATTTGTATTCCGAGATTATTAGGGAGATGCCCGTAGGGGTACCCCAACGTATGAACGGATTAGGAGAGTGGTTTGCAGATGCTGTTTCCTCTGCTGTAGATTTTGTGTCGCCTGTGCTTTCTGCGATACCTCATCCTATAGCTCAGGGAGCTGCTATGGCTGCTAAGACTGTTAAAAACGTCACAAATGCAGCTATGGGTAGTAAGAATGCCTCTGGTGCA